CACAAAGCCAAAGAAGCGTAAGAGCTTTAACAGTTTTCGGACATGATCTTTATGTATAGTAATATCATCACCATACACAAGACCTTCCCGGCATCCTGCTGCTCTCACAAACGAGAGGAAAATCAACGTCTCTAATGCAAAAGTAGCACCGTTCCCCATACTGGAGAACTTTGCATACTTTGAATCCGCCTTATCCACTGGATGGTGGAAGCGAGCGGAACGATGTGCTGCCAAATAATCTAGCCAAGGCTTCGGAAGAAGCCAGGCCACAGTATTGAAGGCAACAGTATCGCTCGCCATGCTTAGATCAATCGTACAGAGATCATCTGTGATCGACCCGCGCATTGCGTGACGTTGATTACCAGTCTGGTCAGATAGGTCGACTCCCCGCTTAATCAAGCGGGTTTTGACATAGCCATCGAACGCAAGCTGAAAGGGTAAAGACCCCGTAGGCTCACAAGCAATGGTTCTATCAGTTTTCCAGTTCTTAGGTACAAACTCGACTCTGTTCCACGGTGTCATCTTAAAATGCGTCAACCCTTGTAAGCCATAATGATTGGCTAAGGTCTTGGCATAATTGACACTTCCGGGAGCGCACTCGATCGTCCGTGAGATTTTCTTCACGGGTTGCGAATGCGCACGGGGCCGAGAGGCAGTAGCACCGCCAGTGATTTTCACGAACTCCGGAATGGAGTTAAGGAAAGTCGTGTAATCGCCAAGTGCATCATCAATAAATCTTGATGCACGTCTCACTAGAAGGCCTAATTCGGGATCGAGTCGATCCTGATGGCCATAATAGTAATCAAGGCGCTTATTCGTAATACGACACAACCGTTCTCCCCGCTCGAAAGCGAGAATAGCGGCAGGCCGGGTTACTAGCTCATCCCGCAAATCTTCACATTTTTTGAAAAATGCTTCAATCTGCAAGTAGAACTTACACGCCCGCGCGTTACTAATATGTATGCGCGGATCAGTGGCCAGCTGTGCAAGGGTTTTAAAGTCACGAGCCCGGATTAATCCCAGGATTAACTCATTTTCCCCTACAGGGAGCCAGTTGGTGTTGTCGTTAACGAAATTTCGACACAGGTCGTAAAGATCTAGTTGAAGTATCATTGCGATATCTCCTATCAACGAAGTTTTACATTACATATACTGGAGGGCCCATTCCGGGCCTTTATTGAAACAACGTACCCGTTTCCGGATCGTAGTCAGTATATATGCAGGCAGTCGTGCGAAATTTGCACAACTGTAGCCACTCAGAAACATGCGCTGGAGCTAACCACAAAACTATTCCTAGTCCTATGGCGCAAAGCGCTTTGGTGCAAAAGAGGAATTTCACCCTTTAGACCAAGAATTCCTGAGTGGTTACTGCATTCGCGAACTCATCACCAGCGATAATATCGCGGAAGGTGGCGAGAGCGTCAGTAATGTCCGTAGCGTTTCCCGCAATGGGATAACGAACCACGGCTCCGAAGAGAATTTTCTGCGGTAAAACAGCAGAATCTATGTCAGTGGTAGCATCTACCACATTAACGACTACTTCGGCCATTGTTTGGTTCCCGGTGGGAACCTTACGCTTTTGGATCACGAGCAAAGGCTGTAGCACACTATGTGCGGCCTGAACGTAGGTCCGTGAATCCCCATTATCTGAGAACTCGGTGAGGACAGTATTCATAGCTGTCATTGGTATACCCTCCTTGGGTATGTTAACGTCGTAGGGGTTTCTTTCCTCCGGATACTAAGGCTCTAAGATCGAGCAATAGGTTTCCATCGAGAATACGTCCCGTAAACGCGGGTCTTATTTGTATAGCTGTCGGAGTGCGTTGTACTTCTGTACAGATGCCGACGTACGAATCATTGTACGTCATTTCATCTCCCGGGTCTGGCCTACAGGTCACATTGGAGGTCCGTGTTGAAACGGACTTTACCCCAATTGATGCCGTGTGGGCTTTAGCCAGCATTAGAAGTTTTGATGTTGCTAAGGCATTGCCAACTCCCAAGAACCAATCAACTACAAAACTGTACGGGATTAACTCCCATGCAGTGTTGATCGGGTCAAGGGTGACACGAGATGGTCTGAATTCTGCAGCAATAGCTCCACGAATGGAGCTCTCAGTCACCGTTGTAGATTCACAGTCTATATAACCTGCGCTCCACTTCAGTGATGAACTTGAAGAGCTACTTTGCGATATTGAATACCCGGACCTCTCGGTCCAAATCTTCCGTTTCGCGTCGTAACTCCTCACTGCGTCATCCAGGTCCCGCAGGTCGTACGCAAGTGTGCGCCAACCATAACGGCCTTCGAGCCATAAATCATTAAAGGAGAAATCATTTCCCTTAGATCTACGACGTTTCAACATCGCTTTCTGCACATCACCCCCATAAAATCGGGTGTGAAGCCTTTTCATCCGTCTCGCCGTTTTAACAAACATTCGGCGTAACGAAGGAATCTCACTTGCAAAGGTGAGACCGTCCCAACCTGCGTTAGCTATATTAGCTGCTGCTTGTTGGACCATGGCTTGTGCATAGGCTGTATCTGGAACATGGGCGACTCCCGGTAGCAACTGGGAGAATGTACTCACTGCCGCAGCATAGTTCTTATGCTCCGCGGTATTACCTCCGATTCTTTGGAAGTAATTTGATGGAACAATAATATGTTCCGCCTCATCCTGATGAAAAACGGTATGAGGAATCAGTGATCCCTTTGACTTCAACTCCCAGTAATTCGGGATGTTGACACCAAGAGTCCGAAGTGAATTAAAACTCACCTCTTTCAAAATTGTGGATTGCAGGTTACCATTTGTATAGTATTCCTGATACCACTGTTTGATCTCTGGCGTAAGCAATTCCTTGCTGTAGTCAAAAGCCATGTTCTTATACTCCTTATTTAATTGAGGCGAATAAGAGTAACACCTCTGTTTTGTCGCGAAATCGCGGCGGTTTCCCGCCCTAGTTCCATTATTGGAACCAGACAAAACACGTGCTGCGCTGTATCCGTTAGGATACGGCAAGCGCTTACCCCTACAAAGGGTTTAACGCTACGACCTGATAATGGGTCGTCAACACGCGGACCTCTGCCGTAGCTTACGGTAGGTCACTGGCCATCTGTAAAGATGGTACATCATCCTACCAATCACGGTAGAATTAGAATGTAACTCAAGGCGGAATATTACCGCGGAGAGATACACCATTACTACACCTTTCAGTGCAATACTGATGCTTGACATCCTCGAGGTTGCAAAACCCCGGATGTACAAGATGAAGCCCGAGAGGGC